ATTATTAGCAGCAACAGGTGTATAACTTAATGACAGGTTTGTATCTACAAAAGATGTGCTAGTAGTACCAGTATTTGTATCATCAGATGCAAAAGCATGTTTAACTACTTTTCCTCCTCCAGCTGCAGCCCAAGCGTTATCTCCACGTAAGAAAGTACTTGAACTTGCTGTACCTGTTGCCGATAAGTCTGCAATTCCAACAGCATCATCAGCTAAACAACCATTATCTATCGTATTGTCAGGAACACCACCTACGGCTAAACCGCCAATCGTATTATTCGATCCGTTGAGAACTAAAGCCATAATAAGATTCTAACTGATAACCCAGCGTCCGTTAACCGTCACGGTAGCATTATTTGTAATTGGGCCAACTGAATGTGCCCCTTTCGTTGCAGCAATCGTATAGTCATTTGAAATCGTTAGATTGTTTTCCCATAGAACACCATCAGCTGTAGCTGCTACAACATCAGCCCATTCAGGATCATTCGCTCCAATCTTAAGATACTGACCAGCAGTTCCTTTTGCTAGTCTGGCATCTGCACTTGCGCCTCTATAAATAATATCTCCTCTAGTAGTCGTTGGAGTTCCTGCTGGCACTGCTTGCCAAGAACAAGTACCATCACCATCTTCTCTCAGGAATTTAGTAGCACCTGATTCCCCAGTAGATTTAACATCTGTTCCTTCTGAAACTCCATCGGCCCAGAATAAACCGCCTGTCTGTCCTGATTGAGCTTGAAGGAATTTCCCATTGGTCGGCGAGTTACCAATACTTAACTTTGCTTCAGTAACTGTTCCATCAGATACAGTGCCAATGTTAACTGTTGAACCTAGCGTAATAGCAAAGAAAGGAGCATTAGAAGCTGGTGCAGCACTGAAGATAATCGAACTTCCATCTATTGCAAATCCTTCTGATGGTTGACTCGTACCTGTATTAGGTTTCTGAACAACACCGTTAACAGAACAGATTAATTGTTGAGCAAAAGAAGGTGGATTACTTAATACAAACCTATAAGCACTTCCATTGAATGATGCACTATTACCACCTGTTCCGTTATAAGAACTAAGAGTATTAAAGTTAAAGCTACCGATTGATTGAACTTCTTTAAACTGACTCGTCGTTGAGTCATATACCATCATCTTGTCTGTTGCCTTGTTATATACCAAATCCCCTTCATCGTTATTAGAGTTTGGAAGACTATCTACAACTCTGTATCTATTATTGAAGTCATTAATATCATCTGATAGTTGTTCTACATCTGCTTCTTTCGCAAGAACTTTATGATAGGTATAAGTATGAAGTGTTGTTGTTGTTTGAACCTGGAGTCCTATACCTGCTCCAAGTGTCTTGCTGTATAGAGAAGAAGGGAATCCATTAATCGTTACGGTGTTACCAGTGCCAGCTCCATTAGTAATACTTGCAACTCCACTACCATTAACAACTACACCTCCTGCATCTGATACAGATACAACTGTTCCAGCTCCATCACTTGGATCTGGGTTAGCAGCAGGGAAAGAAGTCTCATTTGCAATTGCAACGAACCCTCCCAAGGCATTCGTTACAGTTAAAATTCGATCATTTACTGCTTTTGAAGTTGGGAATTCTGTGTCGCTATTACTTGTAAGAGTGGTGGCTTTGGTCATGCCACTCACTACATTTAAGTTTGCAGTAGTAGAAGTAACTCCATCTAACTTATTTAGTTCTGCTGCTGTTGAAGTGATTCCAGTTAAAGTATTTAATTCAGCAGTAGAGAGAGTTGCACCATCAAGAACTGCGACCTCACCTGATGTAAGTAATGCAAGGTTGACTGCTGCGCCTGACTGGCAACTAGAGAGAGAAGTTAGATCTGCATCTAGTGGTTGCTTCCCATCTATCTGTGTCTGAATAGCAGAAGTAACTCCATCTACATAGTTCAGTTCAGTAGTAGTAAGAGTTGCACCGTCAATGATTCCTATTTCAGTAGAAGTCAGAGCTGCTAATGCTGCGGCACCTCCTGATTGACAACTAGCCAGACTTGTTAGATCTGCATCTAGCGGCTGCTTTGCATCTAATTGAGTTTGAATATTGGAAGTAACACCATCGACGTAATTAATTTCTGCTGTCGTAGCAGTTACCCCATCAATAAGATTTAGTTCAGCAGTACTAGCTGTTAGTCCATCTATTGCCTGTACTTCTGCTTGAGTTAGATCAGCCAATGCACTAGCAGTTGTGCTAGCCATCGTTGCTAATTCTGTTAGCTCTGCATCTAATGGCTGCTTAGTTGCATCTTGTGTATCTACATAGTTCTTTGTCGCTGCATCCTGTGCTGCTGTTGGATCAGCAACGTTAGTTAGTCTCTGGCTTCCTAGTGTTGGAAGACCAGTGGCAGGGTCAATAGCAACACCCTGTTTTAGGGCGTCATCAACTTCCTGTGAAACGTATAGGTGCTGAAGATTGCTGGTATCTAAGTCACTTGCTGTAAGAGTTGATCCGTCTGCATAGTCAACAAGAACACTTGCCAATGAAGATATTCTTCTTACTTCTACACGGGTATTAGCAGAACCGAGACCATTGGTATCGTTTAAGCGAGCATATGTATTACCACCTGCGGTATGGATTTGAAATCCTGCAACACCTGCCCCTCTAGTTGCAACAGCGTAGGTAATCTCCGTGTAGTTAACGTAGAGCTTTACGTGTTCTTCCTTGATATAAGGGAACGTGAATTGGAAATCTTCCTGACCAGCTGTAGTGCTGGTATAGATATGTAGGGCGTAGGCCATTAGCGATTAAGTTGTTGAGTGTATTCTGTCGCAGAGACAGGTTTCATGCTCCCACCTTCCTTAATTTGCTCTGGCGGAATACCAAACATAATAGCCCGATCTCTTTCTGATTCTTGTATATTTTGCCTTGCTCTCTCTTCTAGGACTTCTAATACATAAGGATTATTAGGATCTTTTAGGAATAGCTCCTTACCTAGTTTTCTGTATTCAGTAATAATTGCTGTTACTCTTTCTGTTCTTGCAGATGAAACATACTGATCTCCAAATTGATCTGGTGGAATACGTTGATAAGGTTTGCTATTCATTTCTCTAAATAAAGCTTCCCATAGAGTCAATCCTGTTACGGGATGTGGGGTTTGGGCTATATAAAGAATATATTGTTCATAAGCAGGAGCACTAAGTTTGACACCACGTTGTAAATCATCTGGGCCTGGTGCTAAGAATGCAGATCCATATCCTCTTAGTCTCATTAATTCGTGCATGACATAATGTCTTTTGGTAGACATTTCCTGACCTTTTCTGCCTACAACTTGAGGCATAGTTCCTAAGACAGGAACAAAGGAATAAACCATTGGCAAGCTAGTAAGAACAAATGCACTTGTTAATTGAGTTAGCCAAGGCTCTTCATCAAAAGGCATCTGTTCGTCACCTAGGAATCCTGGGTTGTATAGAGGTTCTCCTGTTATCCAATTCCTTCGAGCTGGCATAGTCTTTGACCAGAAAGGAGTGTTGCGTTTGAACTCATTAATTAAGTTGGTTGCGAGTCTTGTTAGTGGGCCAAGTGAACTACTAGCTACACCTGTTTGTTTAAAACCATATTCACCAGGCGGCAATTCTTCATCTCCACCCCACTCCCATGCTTGACCTTCTTTGCCATATCCAACCTCTGGATCAACTTCTTTTCTTACTCCTAGTTCAGGAAGGGTTCTCTTCACTGGGTCAATCATCTGAGTCATGCTTCTCATCCGACTAGACATTGGAGCGACAGAGAAGATTTGTTTCTGGAAGTATCTTTCTAGCTTTCCTATCTCACCTGGTTGAGGTGAAACCTTGCCGAATCCAGAAGGCATTACGACATCAAGGAAATCACTAATGCCTTGGTAATAGGTACTTCTTAATTGACCTGTAAGAACTTGAGCGGCTATTTGGACTGTTGAGGCGTATTGGAGTTGGTCTCTTTGTTGTTGAGTGAGGTTGGCAGAGAGATCTTTAATATCAGCGGCCATGCTGAAAATCATTGCAAGCGGTTCATAGGCTCTGTATGAAAGCCAAGGACTCCATTGTTCTTCACCTTCATCATTAATAAATTTCTTTCTAAATGACATTGGCTGCATTCCTGCTGACTGCCATAAATTACGAGCATCACCATTTAATGGGCCTTGTCCAGTCCATTGGAAGTTGTCATCTTGCAGCATTGACCAGATAGCAGTTAGAGATGCAGCTCCGATAGCTACTTCGGATTTCCAATGATTTTGGAAGAAGCTGGATTCATCAAACAGATCTCTATAGAAAGTATCTACTGTCAGATTTAAACCAGGCATTGTTCTAAGTGCCTGTTTTGTAATTTCAGATGGGCTTCTTACAAAAGGTTGGATCATTGTTGCGATCCATCCATGTTTTGCAGCTTGAATCTGTGACCATTTTTGAGGAAGGTAAGACCATGCTCCTGTTACAGCAGGAGTATTCATTCCTTCACCTGGAAGATTCCTTTCTCCTCCTCTTAATTTCTCATAGATATTTGTCGCTCTTGCTCCTGCATCTGTTCGTCTTGGGTCAACTACTCCATTCTTATAGTCCTGAGCAAATTTATTAATTCCATCAAAGTCTTTTGGATCTATTCCAATTTCTCTTGCAAGCTCTTGCCCATATCCAAAACTTCTCATTTCCATCTTTGCTCTGATGTCATCTGTAAAGGTGAGCATCCTTCCAATCTTCAAAGCAGCAGGATGAGAATTAATTGCACCTGTTACTTCTTTCCCATTAACTATTGCGTCGTGACTGAAGTAATCGATTTTTGCTTTTGCCCATTGCTCTGCAAATTCCCAAGCTTGTCTACCACCTAATCCTTCTCTCGCAGCTTGTTCTAATCCTTCTTCTACGCCCATTGCATAAAGGAAGCTATTGCCAGCTAGTGCTTTTTGGAATGTTTCAATAGCTCCTTGTGCACGAATATCAAATGTCGCTACTTTCCAGAAAGCGTTTAATGCAGTTTGAACATTACTGTTATTGATATGCTTTGCAAATTCCATCTCATTAAGGTTGTAAGCACCTCTTTTCTCTGGAAGATTGATAGCCTTTCCACGTTCTGTATTGTGAGCTAGATCAACAAGATTCTGATTGGCATTTATATCAAATGCACCTGAGTGACGATAAGCATCAAAGTAAGATTGACCATGTTCAAAGGACATTTTGCCTAGACGTAATGCACCAATAGATTCGGCAACGATTTGCCTATACCAAACCGCAGTAATAGGAAGTCTTCTTAGACCTGCATCCAAATCAATTGGAATAACACCACCTTCAGGGACTCTCAATGTATGGTTGAACAAATCAAGTGCAGGCTCCATTAGGAGTCTCGTTAGAGGTATTCCTGTTTGGATTGACCAAGTAAGAGGTGCAGAAAGAATGCTGCTAACTTTCATTGTTGCAAGCGTTCTTCCTAATAGATCTAGCCTTCCGTGGTCAGGAACTGTTAAAGCTCTCATCCCTTCTGCTGCTGCTGAAGTTTTAGGCTTAACAACTGGAGAGGCTGGTGCTCTCATGATCTTGTCAATCGTTCCTATTCCTTGACCTGGAGAAAAGCTTTCGTCTGCGACGGTCTTAGCAAATTCAACGAATTGAGCTTTAGCTCCTGGCGTCCATTGCCCTGTTTCAAGTGCATTAATTACTTCAGGAGGTAGAACCTTTAATAAGGTTTGAGCATCTGGATTGTCGATATTGTTTCCAGCTGCTTTTACATCTGCATCTGCTTTTGCTATTGCTTCGACTGGATCTGTATTAATCCTTATTCCTTCAGTTGTTCTGATTACTGATTGAGTGGATTGCAACTGTTGAGCCAATCCTCTTGTCCATGTTTGATAGAGTCTGAAAGTAGCAACACCTTCAAGAACAGCCATCTCTAACTCTTTAGCTTGTTTGTTCCAATTCATCTCTCCAATATTCATTGCATTCATTACATTCGCAGCCTTAGTTCCTGCTGCTTGACCCATTGCGATTGTTAGCAGTCTGAGGTTGTGGAGGTTTCTTATATTCGTTTCATTGTTAGTAAAGAATTTACCAACATTTTCTGCGAATAAACGAGTTTGTTCTGCATTTAATCCATACTGTTGAGCCTTAAGAATCTCATCATCCATTAAAGCCTGAGTGTTTAAACTAGGAATCCCAGTTGCAGCGAGTCTTGAGTGAACATCACTAATAACTTTAAAGATACTTCCTAGTGATAGATCGTCTAGTGGGCCATATTTAAGTTTACGTTTGCCTGCGCTAGCTATATTTACAATATCATTGATAAGCTCTTGCTCAGTAATTTCTCCAGCATCAATTCTTCTAGCATTTTCTACAAGATTATCTACGATAGATTTCAATTCATTCTTGTTAACGTCTCTGCCAACTACACCATCTCCATCTTTAGGG